TGGTGCAGCTCGTGCCAAATATGAAGATTTCATCGAAGAAGGAAGTTTGGTTGTTCTTGATGGAAGTGTTCTGGACATGACACTTGTATATGATGAGCTCGACCATTACATAGAAACGTCTGGTTATGATGTCCGCTGTATTGGATATGACCCATACAATGCCTCGGCCTTTATCTCGAGATGGGAAACGGAAAACGGTCCGTTTGGAATCGTAAAAGTCATTCAGGGTGCCAAAACAGAATCCGTCCCGCTTGGCGAATTAAAGAACCTTTCTTCGGAAAGGCTTCTTTTGTTTGATCAGAAATTAATGCAATTTTGTATGGGAAACTGCATTACAGTAGAGGATACCAACGGTAACCGCAAACTTTTAAAAAAGAGATACGAGCAGAAGATCGATGGCGTGTCCGCGATGATGGATGCGTTTATCGCATACAAACTAAATAAAGACGCGTTCGAATGAACGCAGGAGGTATAGAAATGCCAACCTTTCCAAATCGGTTGAGGCATGCATGGAATGCTTTCTTCGGACGGGATGCTCCCGAAATAATCCCTGGGCAGGAGCCATCTTATCCCGTTCGGCCCGATCGAACAAAATTGTCACGAGGAGTCGATCGATCGGTTCTCAGTTCCATTTACAATAGGATCGCGATGGATGTTGCTGCCACACCTATTCGTCATATTCGTACGGACGGCAAGGGTCAGTATGTTGAAACCATTCCCTCCGGGCTGAACTATTGTTTAAACACAGAGGCTAATATCGATCAAACAGCCAGAGCATTTATTCAAGATCTTGTTTTGTCTTTGTTCGATGAAGGAGTGGTAGCTGCCGTTCCGGTCGATACCGATCTGGACCCGGAAGTAACCGGGTCTTTTGATATTCGAACGCTTCGAGTCGGCAAGATCGTGGAATGGAAGCCTCAAAGCGTAAAGGTAAATCTGTACAACGATCGTATAGGCAGAAAAGAAGAGATCTGGCTCCCCAAAAGCATAACGGGAATTGTTGAGAATCCTTTGTACTCGGTCATGAACGAGCCAAATTCCACGTTTCAAAGGTTGATCAGTAAATTTGCAATGCTGGATACAGTTGATGAAATGACGAGTTCTGGAAAAATGAACATCATCATTCAGCTTCCGTATGCTGTTAAATCGCCGCTTCGGCAGAAACAAGCAGAGCAAAGAAGGAAAGATCTTGAAGAGCAGCTGGCAGGAAGCAAATACGGTGTTGCATACATTGATGGCACAGAACATATTACGCAGCTGAACAGGGCATTAGAAAACAACCTCCTATCTCAAATTGAGTTCCTTACTAAGCAATTGTACAGTCAACTTGGCTTGGCAGAAGGGGTGTTTAATGGCTCTGCGGACGAAGCGGCAATGATCAATTATTATAACTGCTCAGTCGAACCCGTGTTAAGCGCCATCACAGGAGAATTTTCCAGAAAATTTCTCACAAAAACTGCCAGAACACAGCACCAGGTTATTCGACATTTTCGCGATCCGTTCCGCATGTGCTCTGTATCCAATTTGGCAGACAGCGCAGACAAGTTCACAAGAAATGAGATCCTGTCTACAAATGAGTTTCGATCTATTATTGGATATGCTCCATCCAACAGCAATAGGGCGAATGAGCTGATTAATAAGAACATGCCGATAGCAAATCAGGAAGGAGCAGAAGTTCCTTCTATGGGGCCGGAAGCGAATGCAGAAACCAATGGAGGAGATATACATGTTTAATGAAAAATATGATTGCAGCGGATGGGCCACGCGTGTCGACATAAAATGCAGCGATGGGCGAACCATCCGTCATGGTGCTTTCTCAGACGATGATGGAAAAATTGTTCCGGTTGTCTGGCAGCACGATCACAATGACCCAATGAATGTGTTGGGTCATGCACTTCTTAAGGACAAGACCGAGGGGACGTATGCGTTTATTTCTTTTAACGACACAGAGATTGGCCAGACAGCAAAAGATCTAGTCGCTCACGGAGACATTCGGTCTTTGTCGATCTATGCCAATAAGTTGAAACAGAGTAATGGAGACGTTCTCCACGGATCTATTCGTGAAGTGAGCCTTGTTCTCGCCGGCGCAAACCCTGGCGCTATTATTGACGTTCCTGTTATCTCACACAGCGAAGACGGTCAGGATGTATACGCTGACGAGGCATTTATTTACTTCGATCAGCCGCTTGATATTCCAAGCGACGAAATTCAGCACAAAGAAGCTGAGGAGGACGAGCAAGTGAAACCCGATGACAAAGAAGATAAGCGCGATCGGACAGTAGGAGACGTCTTCAATACGTTCACAGACGAGCAGAAGAACGTCTTTTATTATATGCTTCAGGAAATGTCCAAGTCCGGAGCGCAAGATGACAAAGAGGACGAAGAATCAGAAGATAATGATGAGGGAGACGATGAAGAAATGAAACACAACGTGTTTGATAATGAAGAAGCCCAGGGAACCACGCTGAGCCATTCTGACATTGAATCTATTTTTGCCGATGCAAAGCGTTGCGGAAGCCTGAAGACTGCGGCCGAGAATTTCGCCGAAAAGCATAATCTTGAGCTGGCCCATGCTGTGACTAATGAAGACGGAAGTGAGCAGACTTACGGCATTGCCAACATTGACTATTTGTTCCCTGATTATAAAAATGTGACAAATCAGCCAGGTTGGATTAAGCGCGCTGATGAGTGGGTCGAGACCGTTATGGGCGGGGTTCATCATACTCCTTTCTCCCGCGTGAAGAGCGTGTTTGCGAACATTACCATGGATGAGGCCAGAGCCAAGGGCTATACCAAGGGGAACCGCAAAATTGAAGAGGTTTTCTCTTTGCTCAAGCGTACAACTTCTCCGCAGACCGTTTATAAGAAGCAAAAGCTCGACCGCGACGATGTCATTGATATTGTTGACTTTGACGTTGTTGCCTGGTTGAAGAGCGAAATGCGCATGATGCTGGACGAGGAACTGGCCCGTGCTTATCTGATTGGCGATGGCCGTCTGAGCACAGATGATGATCATATTTCGGAAGACCATATTCGTCCTATCTGGGGTGATGATCCGCTCTATACAATTACCGCTTCTGTTGCTGTCGGTGCGTCTGACGATGTAACGGCGAAGAACATGATTAAGACTGTAATCCGTCAGCGCAAGAATTACAAGGGCAGCGGCAACCTGATTGCGTTCATGACTGAGGATTGGCTGACTGAGATGCTTCTTCTGGAAGACGGGATTGGGCATCCTCTGTATGCTGATGAAGCGGCTCTTGCTCGCAAGCTTCGTGTAAATCGTATCGTTACCGTTCCCGTGATGGAGAACCAGACTAAGAACGGTCAAACCCTTGCGATGATCCTTGTCGATCTGAAGGATTACAATGTCGGCGCCGATCGTGGCGGTGCAGTTGCTCTCTTCGATGACTTTGATATCGATTACAACGCTCAGAAGTATCTGATTGAAACTCGTTGTTCTGGTGCTCTGATTAAGCCTTATTCTGCCATCGTTATTACGACTCCGGCTGCCGCTTCTGAAGAGTCCAATACAACCGAAGGCGAATGACGAAATGAAAAGGGGTGTAGCGCATGAGCAGGTATTGCGGCGCGATCGGTTTCGCTGAAACGTATGAGTCTACGCCAGGTGTATGGGAGAATCATATTGTCGAACGCGGAAACTATTACGGTGACGTGATTCGAAATCGGCATAAGAACGAAAACGGTGAAAGCCGCAACGATAACGTTAATATCGACAACTTGTTTTCAATTGTTGCCGATGATTATGCATACGACCATTTTGGTTCCATGCGCTACATCCTTTGGATGAATCAGAAATGGAAAATCACGAGTGTCGAAGTAAAACGGCCTCGATTGATTCTGACGGTTGGAGGAATCTGGAATGGACAGACGGCTTGATCTTCACGCGCTGCTGTGCGACGTGCTAGGAAATCGTCATTGCTATTATCAGCCTCCGGAAACAATCAAAATGGAATACCCGTGCATTATCTATAGTTGGTCCGGAGATACGGTCAGATACGCCAACAACGGCCGATACCTGGCCAAAAAGAAATATACGGTTACCGTTGTGGATTATAATCCGGATTCTGAACTTCCAAACGCATTGGCAAAGTTACCGTTGTGTTCGTTCGACCGTCACTATACTGCTGATAACTTACATCATTTTGTGTATACATTGTATTATTGAGGAGGAAACCACATGAAACTTACTTGGGATGCTACTGGTAGCCGTAGGTATGAAACTGGTACGAAGAACGGCGTTCTGTACCCAATGACCACCGAAAATGGTGCTGCCGTGTATGGCAAGGGTGTTGCCTGGAACGGACTGACTGCCGTTACCGTCAGCCCCGAAGGCGCTGAACCCACCGATCTGTGGGCAGATAACATCAAGTATGCTACTCTTCGCTCTGCCGAGACCCTTGGGCTGACCATTGAAGCGTATACTTATCCGGACGAATTTGCGGCTTGTGACGGTAGCGCCACTCCCAATGGTTCTGCCGGTGTTCACGTTGGCCAGCAGAAGAGGAACAGCTTTGGTTTCTGTTTCCGGACGGAGATCGGCAACGATACCGGTACGGATACGGATGATGGTTATATTCTGCACCTGATTTATGGCTGCACCGCAACACCGTCTGAGAAGAGTTATGAATCCATCAACGATAGCCCCGATGCTATTACTTTCAGCTGGGAAGTTGATACTCTTCCTGTAGCTGTCACAGGGTTCCAGCCGACCGCTTCCATTGAGATTAACTCTCTTGAATGCGACGCTACATGCCTTGCTGCTCTTGAGGATATTCTGTATGGAACAGCAGAGGTCGAGCCTCGTCTGCCCCTGCCGGATGAAGTTATTACTATCATGCGTCCGACCACTGGCGGCTAATACTCAGGCATCTGAGGCGCTCTCGTATCGTTGGGAGCGCCTCTTTTTTGATCTTATAGGTCACAGACCTTTTATTTGAACAGGAGGAAAGCGATATGCTTAAAAAGACCATTACCTATACTGATTATGATGGAAACGAACGGGAAGAAGTCTACTATTTCAATCTGAACAAAGCGGAACTGTTGGATCTGGAATTGAACTATGAAGGCGGAGTGTCCGCAGATCTCGAGTCCAAGATGAATCGCCGCGATGTAAAGGGCGTTGTTGGAATTATCACAGACATCGTCAAGCGCAGCTATGGCGAGAAATCTAATGATGGGAAACATTTCCTTAAGAACGACGACCTCCTCAACAACTTTGTTCATAGTGAAGCGTATTCCACTCTTCTTATGGACTTGATGGCCAACGAGAAGATGCTTGAAGATTTTATGGCTGGTATCATGCCGTCTGATGTTCGTGCGGAAGCTGAGCGCGAGCTCGAGCGTCGTCGTCAGGAGAAGGAAAAAGCGGAATCTGAAAAAGTGATTTCGGCGTCTAATTCCACGGTTGAATGAGAGGCAGGAGAATGCTGAAGATTAAAGTTCCGGAGACCGAGTTTTATGACGAGCGAGCCGGAGAATTTGTAAACGTCAAAGAACAGGCTTTAACGCTTGAGCATTCTCTGCTCTCCATAGCTAAATGGGAATCAAAATGGAAGAAGCCGTTTTTGTCGAGTAACGACAAAAGCTATGCGGAACAAGTCGATTACATCCGGTGTATGACGATTACACCGGATGTTGACCCGATTGTATACAGGTGCCTGACCAACAGTAACATCAAAGCCATCAACGAGTACATAGAATCACCTATGACTGCCACGACAATCAAATCTAATAACCGACGAAGCAATAAAATCATCACATCCGAAGTGATATATGGATGGATGGTATCGTTGGGTATTCCTTTTGAAACGCAAAAGTGGCATTTGAATCGTTTGATGATGTTAATTCAGGTTTGTTCTATTCAGAATCAGCCAGAAAAGAAGATGAGTAGAAAAGAGGCTATGCGACAGCAGCGTACTTTGAATGCGGCGCGCAGAGCAAAGACAGGAAGCAGAGGATAAGAGGTGCGCGAGCATGGCGAAGTCTCCAATGATCACGGTTACCACCGGCGGTAGTCTGAAGAACACAATGACCTTTTTGAAGCGAATCCGCTCTAAGAGATTCATTGAAAAAGTTGAACGCTATGCTCGACTAGGTGTAGAAAAGCTTGCCGAGGCAACGCCTAAAGATACAGGAAAAACCGCTTCTTCCTGGCGTTATGTGATATCGGTGGATAATGAACGAACCACAATTACGTGGGTGAACGACAATGTGGTCGACGACTGGTGTAACGTTGCACTAATTCTTCAGTATGGGCATGCCACAAGAAATGGTGGCTATGTTCAGGGGATTGACTACATTAATCCGGCTATTGAGGGATTATTTAATCAATATGCAAAAGAGCTTTGGAGGGAGGTTGTTGGTCGGTGAGCACTGACATCGAAAACCGAATTGTTCAAATGGCTTTCGAGAACAAAGACTTTGAAAAAGGCGTTCGGGAAACGATCGACACTCTCGACAAACTTGAAAAAAGTCTAAACTTTGGACAATCGGTAAACGGCGTTGACAAGCTGAATACTGCGTTTAATTCCATGAGCGCAAATGCTCTTGGCGGCGTTTCAAAATCTCTGGACGAAATAACGAGCAAATTTACTCTGCTCGGCCAGATAGGGTACCAGGCTCTTCAGAAAATCGCCGGGAAAGCAGCTGACATGGCAATAGGCGTCGGCAAGTCTTTGATGATTGACCCATGGCGGGCCGGTCTTTCGAAGTACGGCGAAAAGAACGTATCGTTAGCAGCTTTGAAGGCTGCCCTTCCCGATACTTCTGATAATGAAATCGAAAAAGCATTGTCAACGCTTCAGACCTATTCCGATGAAACAAGCTACAGCTATACGCAGATGATCGAAATGGTTCAGCGATTCGTCAACAATGGCGTTTCGCTGGAAAATGCAGTTGCAGCAATCACGGGCATCGGCAACGAAGCGGCTTATTCTGGCGCTGATATTCAAAAAGGTATCATGGCTATGTCTGCTCTGTCAAAATCGTTGTCGAAGGGCAGCGTTGCATTGATGGAATGGAGACAGCTGGAAACTTATAATATTGCTACAAAAGATTTCAAGAAAAATCTGATCGACGCTGCCGTTGCCGCAGGAAAGTTAAAGAAAGACACAAAAACCGGAGTAGCATATTTTCTTAAAAAAGGGAAAAAGATCACGGTCGATGTTCAAAATCTTGCTGATACGTTGAAATACGACTGGCTCGATGCACAATCCGTTCTGGTTCCAACATTGAAAAAATACACACAAGGAACCGGAGAGCTAGGAGATGCGGCTTATGCCGCAGCGCAAAATGCAAGAACATTATCGCAGGCATTGGATGCAGTAAAGGACGCTGCATCTTCCGCCTGGATGACGACGTTTGAACACCTTTTTGGTAATCTGGAAGAGTCGACAGCGATGTTCACATTCATCGCTTCTGAGCTCGCAGAGATTATTGGCGTGTTCGACAGCGTTCGAAACAACTTTCTTGAGAACTGGGCGAATAATGGCGGCCGGGATTGGATATTTACGCATGTGAAGGCCGGCGAAAAAGATCCAACAGGGAAAGTCGCGACTGAAGATACGGACTTTGGCGCTTTAGTAGAAATACTTGGCGTTATTAAAGATCTTGCAGAAAAAGCAGCGGAAGCAATTAAGATTATTATGTTCCCCTTTGGAAATAACGGGAGCAAGTATCTGAGTATTGGAGAATCCCTTGGGCTGAACCGTGAGACTCGCCAGGAAATCGGTCTTACGTCCATGAATTTTGTCGAATTGACAAAAAATATTTATGAGACGATTAAAAGTTTTAGAGAATGGCTGAATTCAGACATCGGTAAAGGCAAAACGCCCCTGACCGTTTTCAGAGATGCTCTCGTTGCCTTAATGGCACCAATCGATCTGGCTCGTCAGGCGTCAAGCGGATTGTTCAATTTGATCGCAAAGCTTTTGTCCGGTGGAGAAAATGGGCTGAACGATTTCTTGGTTTTGGTTTCCGATGTCGCCAATACGATCTATAAGTATTGGCTATATATGTCAGCTGATAATGTAATCGGAGATTTCTTCAGCAATCTTGGTGATGCGATTAAACCTCTCACTGACGGTCTGTTTGAGCTGTTTGACGCCCTTGTCAATGTTATTAGCGGCTTCTTTGGCGTTGACTCCGCAATGGACCTCAATAATACGGAGCAAATAAAGAAGAACGTTTCGAATTTAAAGGATTCTCTGAAGAAGTTTACAGATTGGTTGAAACCAATCTTTACTTGGCTTGGAGACCGATTGAGAGACGTGGCCAAATTTGTCCGCAGTCCTGAATTCCATGACGCTATCGTCAATACTTTGAATGCAATCAAGACAACGGCCAGCAATGTGTGGAAAGCTGTCGGACCGATTCTGCAAAAAGTATGGAACTGGATCGTAAAGATATTTAACCAAGCAAAAAGCTGGCTTACTGATCCGCAAAGAGCAATCGACTTAATGAACGCTTGGGATTGGATCAAAGACAAAGCGGTGGCCATTTGGGCAAAACTTGGACCGATTCTTGATACGGCATGGAAAGGTATTCAGAATTTTGGAACAAAGTTCGGTCAAGGAATTGATAATCTGAAGGGATTGGACTATAACGGCACGTTTGGCGAGAACCTTCATAACGCCATCGTTGCTTTTATGAAGCCTTTTGATGAAAACTTCGAAGAGAAATTTGATAATTTCCTTGTGCGTGTTCAGGAGACCTGGAACAGAGTGACCGGATGGATCGATGAACATTTTGGATTTATTACGCATCCTATTGGAGAATTCTTTGGGTTGCTGTGGGACGGAATCAAAAAGTTCTTTACGATGGGTGTTTCGGATACAAACGAGGATGGTTCGCAGAAGTCCTTTATGGATAAGTTGGAAGAACGGTTTACCGCGTTCAATGAACTTGTCGATTGGGTTCGGCGGAAAATAGATCTTGTTAAAGAAAAGATTAATGAGTTTCTCTCCAGTCTTGGAATTGGCGGAAACGGTAAGAAACAGCAGAAGCAAAAAGCTTCCGGAGCCAGCAGCTTAATGAAGGCCGTCGATTTTATATTTGGCATCGGTTCTGCGAATGCTGAGGATGTTGAGACAGAATCAGAAGAAATAGAAAAATCCGGTACAGTTGGAATCGATTGGCAAAAGATAGGGAAAAATATACTTGATTATGCTGGATTCTTTATGGGGCTGTTCGGAGTGGTGGCCCTTGTTTCGAAGATTGCAAGCGGCATTAAAGGCGTTGCTGACATTA